ACATTGAGTCCTTTCTTGGCTGCATAGGCTGCAATGTTTACTAACGCCATAGACTTGCCAATACCTGCTGGTGCTACGAATACTCCCATCTCACCGGTGCCAAGACCGCCATCCATTATGTCGTTTATTACGTCCCAAGGTGTTTCTATAGTGTTTCTTTTATTCTCCACAAAACGTAAAGCTATATCGTCTATATATTCATGACCGATATTTTTATCAGAACCAGCTTTCATTGCTTCATCAATACTACTTTTAATCTCATCATACTTACCAGATTGTAGTAGTTGTACTGATTTCAATATTGCTGTTTTAAGCTTTTGGTTTTTACAAAAGTCTAAAGTTTTATCCTTGATAAACTGTAAATCTTCGGCTTCACTATATTTCAACACCTCTCTAATGTTTTCTACTACAGTGGTTTTCAACAAGTCTACATCTATCTTATCCAACTGCACTTTTAGTACTTCCAACGTTGGAGGTGATTTATATTGTTGAAAATACTCTAATATAGTTTTTACAAGCCATTGACTAGAATCTGATGAAAAATACTTAGAGTCTATTATGTCGTGTGCCTGTTGTAGAAAGGGTCTGTCTTTAAGTAGTGTAGCTATAACCTTATTTTGAAAGGTTGTGCCATAGAACTGTAAGGTATCTTGATTTGTTTGCATGTAATTACAATACTAATAAATTTTCAATTTTGCAAGGCGTGTTGATCTAATTTTGTTGTAACCTCTCTCAGCCACATTTCAACGTTTTTAATTGCTGATGTCATTTTGTCCTCTATTAGCATAGTATGAAATTTAATCTTTGCTAACTTTGGTGTAGGCTCTTCTAACATGTTGATGATCTTCATCTTGTTACTCATGTTGATATTACTCACACTAAGCTGTATAATCTCGTAATATAGTCTAACATCCTTCTCAGATTCCAACACCTTTTGATATATCTTAGCTTTGCTGTTTGATGCTAACTCATTTGTGTAGATAAAAAACTCATCAATAGTCATTGGCTCTTCTATAAACTTTGGAAACTTTTCAATTAATGTTTTAGCACCTACTCCAGTAGCTCCTGGAATGTTGTCACTGTCATCTCCTATTAAAGCTCTAAACAAAGCAAAGTTGCTTGGCAATATTCCATACGTTGATTTAACGTCATCAGTATAGAACATAGACTTTTTTGTAGGACTCCAGACATGAACTCTATCATCAACAAGTTGCATGAAGTCTTTATCAGAAGACATTATAAACACCTGAGAGTCTTTGTTTACAAGGTAATCGTTGGATATATAAGCTATAACATCATCTGCTTCAGATCCATCCACTACAATGGTAGTAAAAGGCATTACCTCTAAGTAGTTTGTTAATCTTAATAGTTGTGCTAGTTGATTGTCCTGCTTATCAATAGCCTCATCTCTATTTAATCTTATTTTAACTTTTCTGTTTGCTTTGTATTCCGGATACAATGCTCTCCTTCGTGCTGATCCATTCTTGCCATCAAATACAATAACAACTCTTGTTGGGTTAATTGATTTAATTGCAGATCCAACACTCATAAGAAAGCCTGATATGCCTCCTACATGTTCTCCGTCACTGCTTGTAACTGGACTTGCAGCATAGGATCGTATAAAAGTGTTGAGACCATCAACAATTAAAACCCTTGAGTTTTTATGGATGGTCTCATTTTCACTCTCTCGTAACCTAAGCTCGTTTAATAATGCTTGGTATTTATTTATCATTAGTCTAGTAATTCACCGTCATCTATTGAAACTTCATCTGGATCTATTTGGTCTTGTGCTTTATATTTCATGATAAAGATATCACAAATCTTTCTGTAACAGTAATCCTTTAGTAAAGGATCTTGTGAAAGTAAACCTTTCCAGTCCTTAGACATAAATCTAATTTCTTCTCCAGTTTCTTCATTCACCAAAGTATAATAAGCACCTGATTGTTTTAATATACCATAATCTTTCATTAAAGTCAACCAGCTATTAAAGTCATCAATACCTGAGCTGAAGTAAATATCAAAGGTAGCCTTTTTGAATGGAGGTCCCATTCTGTTTTTAATTACTTGAGCTTCTGTTTGTACACCAATAATTTGTTCTGTTTTACCAGATCCACTCTTTAATTTACCTACACCTTTTAATCTAATTCTACAACTTGCATGAAAACCTAAAGCCTTACCACCACTTGTTGTATACTTGTCTCCAAACATTACACCCATCTTTTCACGTAACTGAGATGTACAGATTAACAACACTCTTTGCTTTGCAATAATGTTTGTGATCTTACGCATTGCTTTAGACATTAAGATAGCTTTTGAAGTTGCCCAACCATCTTTATCATAGTCTGCATCTTGTTCAATCTTTGTAGTTGCTGCAGATACTGAATCTAATGCAATTGTTACTAGTCTGTCCTTTGAGGACTTACGAACTGTTTCAATGATATTCTCAACAGCTTCAAAAGCATCTTCAATAGTTTCTAATGGAACATATAACATGTTTGCAACATCAACTCCAACTGCTGTTAAAAATTCTTCACTTAAAGCATTCTCAGTATCAATGTATACAGCTAACCCACCCTTCTTTTGTGTATTTGCTAAAGTATGAGCAACAATCAAACTTTTACCTGATGCTTCCATTCCTTGGAGTTCAACAATACGGCCAACTGGAAGTCCTCCATCTGGTCTATTAGAAATAGCCAAGTCTAAAAGAGTGGATCCTGTTCCGATCCACTCCGTTAAATCTGTTGGCGTTTCTTCTTGTCCTCCTAAGAAGTGAGCAGCTTTAAAATCTTTGAACTTTTTATTTAAGCTATCTGCTAGTAGAGAAGCTAGTTCGTCCCTTCCTGATATTTCATCAGGTGCAATTTTTGCTTGCTTTGCCATAAATTTTAAGTATTAAATAATGAATCAAACGCTGATGTAATGTCCTCTGACTTAGTAGCCGTAGTAGCACCAGTGATTGGTTTACTTGCAGTCTTTGTACCATCAGATGAATCAGCAGATGGATCTAACCATTTCTGTAATGCGTCATGCATTTCTTCATAGCTTAGTTCTGTAAATAAATCTTTTAGATTCTTTTGACCACCTACAATCTTCTCAGCAATCTCTTTGTCAGTTGTTGCTGGAGTTTGATTTGGTTTGATACGAACTGTTGTAGTTGGATAAGCTCCTTCTTTTTCTGATGGAGTATATTCTACAGTTAAATCACGACCGTTCATTAAATCAGTAATATCACCGTAATCTGGATCAGAGATGATAACTAATAACTCTGTGAAGATTTGTTTACCAAAAGCCCAGAACTTAACACCTTCATGTTCTAATCCACGAACAATGATTGGCGCATAAACTCTAAACTTAGGTTCGATCTTTTTACCTAATTTCCAATCATCCTTGTCTCCTGATTTCTTTAACTTCTCAGCAAACTCTACGATGGGATCAGGACGTCCAAATGACATTGGTGACACCATAGTTCTTTTTCCAATCTCATAATGGAAATACATCTCTTGAAATGGATTGTTTTTGTCGAATGCGTAAGGAACAATTCTGATTTGAGATTTTCCTGCTGCTGGTTTCCAAATGTGTTCACTTGCTTTGTTACCAGTTCCGCTACTTGTTTGTTGCATCTGTTGCAACTTCTGTTTGATTTGGTCTAAATTGATAGCCATTTTGTTTTTGTTTTTAATTGTTATTACTTGACTCTATTACTATAGGGACTTTTTTTAATACTTGCAACACAGTTGCCTAACTTTTAATTCCCTGACTAGTCTTTTTATTTAACTTAATATACTACTTTTTTCTTATGGCTGCAACTTAGTAAGCCAATTCTTTTATTTTTATTTGTTTGTAACCGTTTTGTGGATCTGCTAACAACAAAGTGTCTATGTAATTATTCCAATTGATTACAAACGTTTTATCTAAAATGCCGTTATTTAAAACTCTAATTAAACTATTTAATGCGTTTATACTATAATAAGTGTTTGATTCTTTTTTTCTATTTATTGATATTGTGTCCTTCAATCTTTGGTCAGTTGTAGTGATGTTGTAGAAACATACTACGCTATTTGGATTATCTATATAATGATAACATTTCATATTTAAAACGTTATCTATTTGATATGCTTTGTAGATTTGACCTATGCTATGAGGTAATTTATCTATATAAGTAAAAGTGCACAGTAGTTGTGGCTTCATAAATTATTTCTTCTCTATTGCATCAATCTGTTTCTGTAACGCAGCTTTCTTTTGTTGTGTACCTGCTATTTGTTGGTCTAGTTTTGCCTTGTCTTGTTGT